GTACATGAATATGTCGAAACTCTTCCCATAAAAGCTTATTACTATGAAGAAGAACAAGATGGAAATGTTATTGGTACTTTTTTTGCTCATGATACCTATCAATCTCTTCCTTTAGACATTACACATTGGATGCCTTTACCAGAATTTAAAAAAAATACTTGACTACTACTTATAAATATATGATCTTAAGTTTCAACCACAACCAATAAGGTGATCATGGATAAGCAAATTCTTAAAGTTAAAAAAGATATAGATAAAAATGAACATAAAAAGGGCGAAAAAGATGTTAATAAGCTCTTGAAAATGGATAAGAAACAAGATAAGAAAATTGAAAAATGTGATATGAAAATGAAAAAGAAATAGGATTCAAATGCCTTCTGAAATTACTGTAATCATCAAAGATGAAGAAAAAACACTTAGAAAAAATTTTCTCATTTATGAATCTTATTCTGTTCATGAATCCGATCCAATTATAAAAAGTTGTATCGATGATGTTCTTAAGAACTTCTCAAGTGAACCAAAAGATATAAATGTAAAAATTCATTTGGAGATTCAATAATGGCGGCTCCTAAAGGTAATAAATTCGCAGTCTGTCCGGAAAATACAGGTCGCCCACGAAAATATAATTTAGAAAAAGAAGCTCAAGATCTTCTTGAATTTATCAAGAGAGATGATTGTTTATCTTTAGAAGATTTTACGAATGATAAAGAATATTTATCACAAGAGCTTTCTGGATTTGCCCAGGGGTCAGAAGTCTTTGCCTTGGCTCTTAAAAAAGCAAAGGAAGTCATAGGAAGACGTAGAGAAGACTTCGTAAGCAAAGGTAGAATGAATTCTTCTGTCTGGAATAGGTCTGCAAGACTTTATAGTAAAAATTTAAAAGAAGAAGAAGAACATGAGAAAGATCTAGATCTAAATCGTAAGATGAAGTTGATCGAATATGAATATAAAATGAAGAGTTCAACATCTTCTAATATCACAGAAGAAGCCCAAGCACATTTCAATCAATTGATGACTCAATTTACTTTATCACAATCACAATCACAGCGTAAGATCGTAGACAATAAAATCATCAACGAGCAATAATCATAATGAGTTATCGGCAGTGTCATTGCATGACTTGGCAAGTTTTCAACGTTCTTGATCATATCATCAAGCATGCTTAATAACTCTTTCCTACTGGGTGAAGTGGATGCTTCCAAGCTGTTATCTGCTTCATCCAGTTCTTTTACCTTTACAATGATCTCATTCCCTTCATCATCAACTCGAATAAAGTTATCCCATTGTTTCGCTGCACATCCCATACTATCACCACCCAGAACCGCTATCTGAGAACAATTACATAATACGTAATCAGTGGAGTGAAAGCTTTCGATGGTACTATTGCATAACTTACATTTAGCTCTGTTTCTCATGTTAGTCCCTATAATTAATATAACTAAAAATAGAATTTGGAAATGGATGGATAGCGTATTCTAAAACATAAATACTATCCGATGGATCCTCACAACGCTTCCATCCAGTATGTGGATCAAAAAAAACATCAACTATCCCTGTCCATTGATCATTTTGACATTTTGCAAGAAATCTTGCCTTTTCTTTAGGCAATTCATTTTCAACTGAAATCCAATTCATGTGATTACTTTCCTGTTTATCTTCTATATTTTTTGAATGTTCTTCATTAGCATCTATTTGAGAGAGACTATCAGCTTTTTTAGCTGAATATATTCCATTTATTCTATATTTCTGTAATTCTTCATATATAGTTTCATAAGATTTATTTAATTCCAAAGATATACTCATAATGGAACGATCGTAATCAAGCAACTTTTGAATTTTTTCACGATCAAAAAAATTCAACTTAAAATGTTTATCATCCATATTATCCCTCTGTTACTCATGCTAAAATTCCTCATCATGCTGGCAGCAATTAAAAATAAATATTCCTTTTCGTCTCCACATTCTTACTACTTTTGGTCGATCGTCAAAAACAAATTCTATTTTTTCACCTTTAGCCAATATTTCATCTAACCATTTTTCCTTTAAGATATCATCAGGAGTTGAATCACCAATAGGTCGCATTTTTAAACAATCTCGATAAAACCAAGCATCAACATCTAAATAATTCTTTAACCAAGATATAGTTTTACTTTTTACAGATTCACAACGGCCTGACCAAATTTGTATATCAAAATCATCTTGAAGAAGTTGGTTTAATAATTTTATAACGCAATAATTAGGATTGTCTTTATCACAAGCCTCATAAAACGATTTCCAATCAGGTTTCCATTTATATAGTGGTAGTGAATAATTAGTTTTATGCCAATCAACAAAATGCCTTCTATGCTCGCAATCCGCAATAGTTCCATCTAAATCAAAAATAATCATAATAATCTGTCCTCAAATATTTTTTTCTTTCCAAGCATAAACACCACGATGTTCTATCCAGTTGTCACTATATTCAATTTTCCATTTTGAAATGGCTTGATTAGTGTCTTCACCCCAATTTTTTTCAATCATACAAAATTCACTCTCCTGTTCAAAATAATTGCCACTAACAAAAACTCTTACTTCATAAACTCCATCAATATCTGGATGACTTTTTAATGGAACATTGACTGGTATGTTTTCGCTTTCAAAACACAAAAACCATCCATCCCAATCACATTGACAAATCCAATCTTCTCGTTTCTTTACTCCACAGCAACAATGCATGCCCATATTTGCTTCTCCTTTGTTTTTATTTATGTTCTATCTCAGCATCGCTACAACTTGCCGTTTTTACACGGTATCAAGGAGACATATGCTGAGATTATTTCATCATATCATATGTGTAATATTATACACAAGATAAATGTACAATATTATACATTGACATGAAATATATAATGATATATTTTAGAGATGCTCAGTAGTTCAGTCGGTAGATCAGTCATTTCGGCGAAACCATATGACAGCGCGTGGGTTCGAATCCCACCTGAGCATTAATATTACAGTGTAGGACAATATGACATTACGTGAATATCTTAAAGACATACAAAGTACAATCGCTGAATTTTCGTTTCAGATTGATTATACTAGGTCGCATATAAATAATATCATGCTGGGGAAGTCAAGAGCATCTAGTAAACTTAAAAATAAAATATTTAAATTTACCCAGGGCAAGGTGAATTTATGACCAAGGACCCACTTTCCCCTAAACAACTTGAATTCATAGTAAATAGTACAGCGAAATGGAACCTGGCTCACGGTTCAGTGCGTACGGGAAAGACAGTGGGCACACTCTTTGCATTTATGCATGCCATCACTCAGTGTCAAGATAGTGACATATATATGGTGGGTCATAGCTCTAATACTATATATGAAAACGCTATCAAGTTATTATTTGACAGCCCTCAATTTGCCGTCTTCCGTCCCTTCTGTAGCTGGTCACCCGGTAATAGGATACTTACATTCAAAGATAAGAAGATAAAGGCGTATGGTGCCGCTGATGAAGGGGCTATTGGTAACTTTCAAGGTAAGACGATGTCATTGGTATATTGTGATGAGATAACACTATACCCTCAGTCGATAATAGAGATGATAGATAGCCGTCTGAGTAACTCATGGAGTAAGGGCTATGCATCTATGAACCCAACATACCCTGATCATATAGTCAAGAAGTGGATAGATGCTGGGATAGCCGGAGACAAAAACTACTACTCGCTTCACTTTACACTCGAAGATAATCCTTATGTAGATGAAGACTATAAGCAAAGGCTTAAGAATAATACTACAGGTCTTTTTTATAAGAGAAATTATCTTGGGCTATGGTGTCTGGCTGAAGGGGCTATTTTTGATTTCTTTGACCCAAAACTCCATGTATTAACAAAACCCCCACGGGCAGCTGAGTATTGGATAGCAGCTATCGATTATGGTGTATCTAATGCGTTTGCATGTCTCATTATAGGTGTATCAACGGGTCAATATAATCAGACTGGTAAGTGTCTCTGGGTAGAGAAAGAATATTATTGGGACTGTAAAGTACAAGGACGTCAGAAACTAAATAGCGAGCTCGCTGAAGACGTGCATCAGTTTCTTGAACCTTACGCACTCCGTGGTATTTATATAGACCCTAGCGCAGCTGCAATGAAGCTGGAGTTAAGACGTAAAGGGATGACGGTTATCGATGCTAACAACGACGTTTACGACGGAATTCAGATAATGACGAATCAGATGGCGATCGGTAATTTATTCGTATTGAAAGACTGTAAGAACTTAATTCGCGAGATACAAAACTATGTATGGGATAGCAAGAAGAGTAAAATGGGTGAAGATGAGCCGGTTAAGAAATGTGACCATGCCGTCGACGCCTTGCGTTATGCACTAGCAACGCATAAAGTATCTATTTATAACCCTTACAAAGAAGAGAAGAATCGCGATGAATGGCTCAGAGATAAATATACACCTACGAGGAATATATAATATGAAATTTAAAAAATATGAAATATGTTTTTTAGTCGCAATACTCATCGGATATTTTCAACTTATTTTTGGTTATGAAATGCACGCTATTTGTGGTTTCCTTATTTTAATTTCTTTTTTACTTTTAGGAATATTAACCATTTTAATAGAAAATAAGGAATGATTATGAAATGGCCTGAGGCGTTAGTTTGCTGTATGTTGATATATAGTATTGCTGAAATAATTAAATGTTTATTGGAAGTTATTTAAGGAAAAAACAAGATGAAAGATTTGGAACATCGAAAGGAATCTAATTCCTACATGCAACTTTGTTTATATGAAGCAACTAAAGGAGATATTTACTTGATGATTCCTACATTCTGGGATGAAATTCACAAAAACTGCTTAGGTTTCGTGAAAACCCCAGATACTGGGAGATTAATTCACGCTTCGGGTAAGGATTCGAAAGAACTTGAAAATAACTTCAACATACAACTTCATAAATCATTTGAAGAAATACCCGCGGAAACTTTTTCTATGTTTAAACCACTTGAATATTGGGAAAGTAGAATGTAAAAAAAGGAAAAAATAATGGAGTTCGTATTTTATACACCTAACGATTTAAGCGTAGAAGAAGAAGAATATTTATTGAGTCAAGAAATCAATCTAGATGACTGGGGTCATATGGTTTTTGTTGAATCATTTCATGATTTTAAAATAAATCCTGTTTGTTACCCAGAAATCACGATGAAAAATTATTCCGTTACAAGACTTTTGAATGAATCAAGTAGAAATACTTGGTATCTAATACAAAATTTTAAAGGAAAAAATGGAGTATTAGGGATTGCTTATCATAGTTGAATAAACAAAAAAGGAAAACAAGTGAACATTTTACTAGCGCCTACTTTGACGACACTAATTGTTGTCTCAAGTCGAATATTTATGAAACAAAAGCCCTTATATTTGAATTATATATTTATCTTCTTCAGTATACTGACGATAAATATTTTAATCCCCAATAAAGCACGAGCTGATACAAATTTGTATCAAGAAATAAGTGGTACATATTTGGATGATTTAACTTCTTATCGCCCAAATTCAAAGTTTGAAATTTTGATGTTTCAACAATTTGAGATGCTCACACATCAAGAACGTAAATTCTTTATGGATAAAATTAAATTTCACGAAGAAAACGCTGTCCGTACATTTAAAGATGCAAAAGAGAAATGTTGGTGGCTTCCCGAAATAGATGATAGAAAAAAAGCTAGATATTGTTTTACCACTTTCATGGCGGGTATTGTTCCAGGACATCCTCTGTCTGTATGTGTGAATATGATTCTAGTTCTTCTCGGTAATTACGGAATAGATTGTCTAGCTGAGTGGGAATATATACAAAACAAATTATATTGGGCCCAATATCACTATGAGATGAAAGAATTTTATGAAGAATGTTTAGTGAAAGGATAACATATGGATAAATCTTGGGTAACGCAAGAAGAAAAACTCATTCGTTTAGAGATGAAAAGGAATAACTCGTTTAATTTTAAGGACATTAAATTGAAAAAATTATTATTACTATTGGGATTTATAACTATATTTTCGTATGCTAATGCGGAAGAAAATGAGTTTAAATGCCCACACTGCAAAGAATCAATCAGATTTACTGGCGGTTGGTTTGATACATGGACCTGCAAAAATGATTGGTGTCAATATGAAAACTATGAAGGAATTAATTATTGTGCACTGTGTGGAAGAGGGAGATATCAATAAATGAAAGATAAAGAGAAATTAGTTAGAGATCTCGTAAATACTTTCGAAGATAGAGATGTACTCCATAATGCATATATAATTAAAATGAAAGAAATAATTGATTGTGCATTTAGGGAATTTTCTTTAGATGAAAATTACGTACAAAAAATAATGAGTTGTACTTGTATAAAGGAAGCTAATGCTCTTTTGGGGGAGTGGATAGATCAATTTGTGGAAGAAAGATTCAAACCTGAAGATTAGCTAGAATATATAAAATATGTCATAAAAAAATAAAGCATAATTGCTATAATAAATATTTTAATGTATCGTTTTTATTTACGATCATAAGGTATTTGGAGGCAATTATTTCATTCTATACCGCGCCTTGGAATAATAATATAGAGCCTTCTCAAGGGAATGTAAGACATTGGCTGGACAATCTCTACACTCGCTTCATGCCCCTTGAGCAGGCACGTTGGAATCAAGCAAACATAGATACTCTTTTCTATGCAGGCAATCAATCGTTCATGAATCGAACGTTGAATTTTTCTCCTGGGATTACATCACAGCAATATTATATGAATCTCGTTCAACAACCTGTAAATATGGTAACGGGTTATCAACGTCAGCATCGAAAATCGATTAATTATCAATGTATAGATGGTTCCGATCCTCAGACTACTGATCAATATACAAAACTGATAATGAATGTTGCTCAGAAAGAAGGAATACACGAACAATTTTCTAAATCATGTGAACTATCAGCAATAGCTGGTTTAAATCTTATACAACCATATCTAGATTATACTTCTGAAGACCCAGCTCAGGGATCATTAAAATTAAAGATTTGGGAATATAACTCATTT